AGGAAAGTATAATGGTTATGACACCCGAGGCAAAAGTTAAAAAGAAAGTGGTAGCACAGTTAAAAGAGATGGGAGCCTATTACTTTTATCCCGTGACTGGAGGTTATGGTGCGAGTGGTGTGCCCGACATAGTTGGTTGCTACAAAGGTATATTCTTTGGTATCGAGTGCAAAGCAGGGAGCAATAAGCCTACCCCACTACAAGATAAGAACTTAACAGACATAAAGAAACAGAGTGGAATTGCAGTGGTCATCAACGAGAAGAACTTAGATAATATTTCTAGGTTGTTCGATGACTACTACGATGAGGTTAAGCAGTGAGAGACCTCGTATGACAATGGCATAGATATCCACTGCAGTAAGGGGAATCTAACTCCATAAAAAATGGATTCTGACCTTATCGTAGAAGTACGTACTACTAGTCCCCTCTCTGCATAGAGGGGCATCAAATTTATTAGAGGAGGAAAGTATGAAGATACGTTGGAAATTTGAGTTATGTCCTAGTTGTAAGACGTACATAGTTTATACAGATGGCAGAGCCGTGTGTAACACATGCAAGTTATCAATAGACAACACTTCAGAAGAAGATCAATTAGAATTACCATTAGATTTTGAGGATGATAAAAATGACTAAGAAATATACTAAAATAGTTAAAAAAATGAAATTAGTTACAAACCTAGAGCAGTGGGAGATAGATAGTAATAAGGAAAAAGCAAAAATACAAAAAGCTTTCGATGCTCTAACTGTAGACCAAGTTAAATCTCTTTATAAAACTCACGATGCCCTTGTTGATGCTTTAGGTATGATAAATGATTGCCAAGACTTATATCTATCAGATGTTAAAAGGTTAGAGAGTGCTTACTGGTCATTGAAACATAATTTTAACTTAGAGGATAAAAAAGATGACTAGAAAGAAGAACGTAGTAACTCGTAGCAGTGTGTTAGACAATGCAAAAGGTTATGTAACTAAAGATAGAGCCTCACAACATGGGGATATGGAAGATAACTTCAGCACTATAGCTAAGTATTGGGCAGTGCATTTAGGTACAGAAGTTACTGCAGTTGATGTTGCAGTGATGATGAACTTATTAAAGGTGGCACGTATCAAGTCATCGCCTAGTAATATGGATAACTGGGAAGATGGCTGTGGTTATCTAGCATGTGGAGGAGAACTTGCTGGGAGGAAAAAATAATGGATTTAATTACATTAGACTTTGAGACTTACTATAGTAAAGAGTTTTCGCTAGGTAAGTTGACAACAGAGGAGTACATTCGTGATCCTAGATTTGAGGTCATTGGTGTGAGTGTTAAGTTAAACAATCAGGGTACAGAGTGGGCAAGTGGTACACGAGAAGAACTTACCACGTACCTAAAAACATTCCCTTGGGATAACTCATTAGTCGTAGCACATAATACAATGTTTGATGGTGCGATACTTAGTTGGATATTCGACATACACCCTAAAGTATATGGCGATACCTTATGTATGGCTCGTGCTTATCATGGTGTTGAGAGTAGTGGTAGTTTAAAAGCATTAGCAGAAAGACATAAGATTGGGGAAAAGGGTACAGAAGTAATCGATGCCCTTGGAAAGAAACGACTAGACTTTAACGAAGAAGAACTAGAACGATACGGAGACTACTGTATCAATGACGTAGACCTAACCTATAAGTTATTTAATATAATGGGTAAAGGCTTTCCCAAGAAAGAGTTTAAATTAATAGATGCAACATTACGTATGTTTGTAGAACCTATCTTAGAACTAGCCCAGGACATGTTAGAACAACACCTCACAGAAACACGTGCTAGTAAGGACGAACTGCTTACAGCGTCCGGTGTGAGTAAAGAAGAATTGATGAGTAACCCTAAGTTTGCAGAGGTTCTTAAATCACTTGGTGTCGAACCACCTATGAAGATAAGCCTTACTACGGGCAAAGAAGCATTTGCATTTGCCAAATCGGATGAGGGATTCAAAGCATTGGAGTCTCACCCCGATGAAAAGGTGCAAGCGTTAGTAATGGCTAGGCTTGGAACTAAATCCACATTAGAAGAAACAAGAACTCAAAGATTTATAGACATATCCAAACGTGGTCTCCTGCCTGTCCCAGTCAAGTATTACGCAGCGCACACTGGGCGTTGGGGTGGAGACGATAAGATAAACTTACAGAACTTACCCAGTAGAGGTGTCAATGGTAAAAAGTTGAAGCGCAGTATTATCGCACCCGAAGGTTATACACTTATAGATGCTGACTCGGCACAGATTGAGGCTAGAGTTTTAGCTTGGCTTGCCAAACAAGATGACTTGACTAAAGCATTTACTGACGGAGAAGATGTTTACGTGAAGATGGCATCTCGTATATACGACAAGGCAGAAGAAGACGTGACGAAGGAAGAGAGATTTGTAGGGAAGACTACGATATTAGGTGCTGGATATGGCATGGGCGCATTGAAGTTTCAATCGCAGTTAAAGACGTTTGGTTCTGATATGCCTATTGATGAAGCACGGAGGGTTATAAGTATTTATCGTGAGGCTAACTGGAAGATAAACAACTTATGGCGAGATGCACAACAGATTCTCGTTTCGTTAAGCAACAAGGAACTGCCCATGCGACTAGGTCGTGGCAAAGTCTTAGTAACTGTACCTGAGAAAAATGCTATACGATTACCCTCGGGATTGCTTATGCGATACGAAGATTTAGACTATGAGCAAGGCGAGAAAGGTATAGAATTTAGTTACCAAACTAGGCGAGGTCGCACACGAATATATGGCGGCAAGGTTGTAGAGAATGTTTGCCAAGCTATAGCACGTTGCATAATAGGTGAGCAGATGTTAGAAATAAACAAGAAGCACCGAGCCGTTTTGACTGTCCATGACTCGATAGTGTGTTGTGTCAAGGACGAAGAAGTAACAGATGCACAGAAATATATAGAGGAATGTATGCGTTGGACACCCGATTGGGCAGATGGTCTGCCTATAAATTGCGAATCGGGTACGGGCAAAACTTATGGAGATTGTGAGTGAGTAGGGAAACAACCGAAAAGTGTCGTGTATGTTTAGAACACAAACCTCTAAGTCAAATGAAGAAGAGGGCAGATAGACCTAATGGGGTTGATACTCTCTGTAAACCGTGTCGTAGGGAAAAAGAATATCTTAAGATTAATGGTGTGGAGCGTCCTAAAGACTTGCTTGTTGTATTTAAATTAATCGCGGGAGTTAAACATAAACGTTGTCCTACGTGTTCTGAATACAAAACATACGATAATTTTCATAAAACTAAAGCAAACTGCGAGGGGCTTGCGGCGAATTGTTCTTCTTGTAGAACTACGTTGAGGAAGCAGGAGAGAATAAAAAATGGTGAGCGTATAAGACAGTTGTCTAGGGCTTGGGTAAGAAATAACTATGAAAAACATAAGTTAGCAGACAAATTAAGGGGGGAGAAATACAGATGTACAAATAAATTTAAAATTACTAAGGAACGTTTTAAGGAAAACAACCCTGATAAAGTAGAATTACGAAAACAAAAAAACAGACTAACCAGTAAACTTGCTGTGGTTAACATAAACGAACGGTACGTACGATCTAATTTAGGGGCACGGTCCTCTATAAAAGGGTCAGAGTTTCCACAACAACTTGTTAAGACACACCAAGAATTAATGAAACTAAGAAGATTTATAAAGGAAAATAAGATATGAAAAATGTTGTAGAACTAAGAGAAGAACTTTCTAGAGTTTTTATGGAACTTAAAGAGGGAACAGTACAATCTAAAGATGCGTCAGAAATGGCGAACTTAGCAGGTAAAATGATAAATTCAGCAAAAGTACAACTGGAATATCATGCGTTACGTAAAGATAAGCCAAGTATAAAATTTTTACATGCAAAAGAAAGAGTGTAAATGAGTATATCGCCTTGGTCATTTAGTAGGATAAAGTCTTTCGAGCAATGTCCTAAACAGTTTTACCATCTGAAGATATTGAAAGATTATACTGAATCCGAGACCGAGGCTATGCGTTATGGTACGGAGGCTCACCTAGTGGCTGAAGAGTTTATCGGTAGCGATAAGCCAATACCTAAAAAGTTTAATTACATGAAACCAGTGCTTGAGGCTCTTAAAGCTAGAGATGGTGAGAAACATTGCGAGATGAAGCTAGGACTCACCAGGGCCCTGGAGCCGTGTGACTTCATGTCAGAACACGTTTGGTGGCGTGGTATAGTTGATCTCGTTATTATCAATGGTGATAAGGCATGGATCGTGGATTATAAGACCAGCAAATCTGCTAAATATGCAGATAAAGGTCAATTAGAACTAATGGCACTTGCTACTTTTAAATATTTCCCTAAAATAAGAACTATTAATGCAGGGTTATTGTTCGTAGTATCTAAAAACTTTATAAAACAAACCTATACTGACGATATGATCCCTGCGTTATGGAAAAAATGGCTATCTAATTATTCACGTATGGAGATAGCGCATAGTAATAATGTTTGGAACGCACATCCAAGTGGTTTATGCAAACGACATTGTGTAGTTCTCGAGTGCATACATAACGGGAGTAACTAATGGCTTATACTAAATCGCCTAGACCTTACAAAAAAGAATACAAAAAACAAGTGGAAAGAAAAGAACACCCGAATCGTATGGAACGTCAAAAAGCTAGACGCGCTTTAGATAAGAAAGGTGTTAAGCGAAAGGGTAAAGACGTTAGCCATAAGAAGATGCTAAGCAAGGGTGGCAGTAACAAAGACGGTTACTTTTTAGAGAGCCCATCCAAGAATAGAAGCAGAAACGGCAAGAAGAAGACAAAAAAGGCTTAATTTAAAGCCCGTACAAAGCCGAAACAAAACCTCGGTGTGTGATTGTACCCTAGAAAAGTGACGAAAAACGCAGATTATATCTGTTGCAAAAGGAGAAGACATTGGCATTAGCTACGCAGAAGTATACCTTCACGGGTAAGTACAAGCCGTTTAACCATCAACGCAAGACGGCATTATTTTTTACACAACATCAAAAATCATTTTGTTTTAATGAACAAGGCACGGGCAAGACGGCTAGTGCAATATGGGCATCAGACTTTTTGATGCAACAAGGCAAAGTAAAACGTGTCTTAGTTATATGTCCGTTATCTATTATGGATAGTGCATGGAGGAATGATCTATTCGACTTTGCTCCACACCGAACAGTTGCTGTAGCATATGGCGAATCTAAAAAACGAAAATCTATAATCGAACAAGGCACTGATTATGTTATCATTAACTATGATGGTGTTGAGATAGTGGCTGACACTATTAAGAAAGGTGGGTTTGATTTAGTTATTGTAGATGAGGCTACGCATTATAAAAATACACAGACCCGTAGATGGAAAACACTAAACAAATTATTACGTGACGACACGTGGCTGTGGATGATGACAGGCACACCAGCCGCGCAGAGTCCTATAGACGCTTATGGATTAGCTAAGTTAGTAAACCCAACAGCAGTTCCTAGATTTGGTGGTTCATTTAGAGATATGGTCATGACTAAGATAACTAACTTTAAATGGATACCAAAAGAAAATGCCACAACCACAGTGCATAGAGTATTACAACCTGCGATTCGATTTACAAAAGAAGAGTGTTTAGACTTACCAAGTATGACATATGTAAAGCGTGCCGTAGAACTTACTCGTCAACAAAAGAAATACTACGAACAACTAAAGAAGAAATTAGTATTGCAAATCACGGGAGAGCAAATCACTGCCGTAAATGCCGCAGTGGGTATGAACAAGTTACTGCAAATATCTGCAGGGGCAGTATACACTGACGATGGTGCGACTTTGGAGTTTGACATTAAGCATAGATACAAAGTGCTTAAAGAAGTTATTGATGAGTCGAGCCAAAAGGTTTTAGTGTTTGTACCATTTAGACATGCAATAAATATATTAACAGACAGACTAAGAAAAGATGGTGTGTCTGTGGAGGTAATCCAAGGAAGTGTGAGTGCACCAGCACGTACAAATATCTTTAAACAGTTTCAAGAAGCAGAAAGCCCACGGGTTCTGGTGATCCAGCCAGCTTCAGCCGCACATGGTGTTACGTTAACAGCCGCTAATACTGTAGTGTGGTGGTCTCCCGTTAGTTCTCTCGAGACTTATGCTCAAGCTAATGCACGTGTGCACAGGTCTGGACAAAAGCATAAGTGCACAGTTGTGCAGCTACAAGGTTCTGACGCAGAAAAACACGTTTACAGACTATTAGATAGTAGACTGGACATTCACACAAAAATTACCGATCTTTACAAAGAAATACTTGACTAAGTAATACATAGTCACTATATATAAAGTATCAGCAACGCAAGGGAGAACAATATGGCTGAAGATAACGAAGTGTCTGTGGATAAATTGACGGGGGCGTTTATAAAAATAAGGAACGCACGTGCTGTTTTGTCTACAGAGTTTAAAGAAAAGGATTCTATTCTTGTTATGCAACAAGATAAGATTCGACAAGGACTGCTTGACTACTGTTCTAATCAGAATGTTGAGAGTGCTAGAACCTCCGAAGGATCGTTTTTTAGAACGACTAAGACAAAGTTTTGGACAAGTGATTGGGAATCTATGTATGAATTTATCATGGAAAATAAAGTTCCCGAGTTCTTTGACAAGCGTCTTAATCAAACTAACATAAAACAATTCCTAGAGGAGAACCCCGATCTGATGCCCAAAGGGTTGAATACAGATACGGAATATTCAATAGTAGTAAGGAAGAAATAATGACTGGAAAATACGTACCAATCGAAGAAGTGGCTAAACACTTTTCTGTATCAATATCCACAATACGTGCATGGGTTCGTCAGAGTGACATTCCTAAAGACACCTATATAAAAGTAGGTAGCACTTATAGGTTTTGTGTAGAAGACGTAGCCGTTGCATTAACTAATGCAGAAAAGCAGAAAGAAGAGGTCGTGCATGTGGATAGTATTCCATTAGACACAGATCAAATTAACTTAGACGAAGACATGTAAGGGAGATACAGAATGTCAAATAACTTAACTATGAACTATAATATCAATAACGTGACGGCAATGTGGCCTAGAATAAATCGTACGTATAAGTACGATAGTGCAGAGCAGAGATCTGTTCCTTGCAATCCTACTGATGAGGGTTCAGCTTATACATTGCAATTTCGTATGAATGAAGAGCAAGCAAAAACTTTATACAAGCAAATGAAGTTAGCTTATGATTCAAAGAAAGAATCTAGTTGGCCTGAGAAGTTTGTTATGCCTTTTAAGAAAGATGACGATGGTATGTTTACACATAAAGCCAAGTTAAAAGGTGCTTATGGTAACGAACCTACGAGAAAACCTGTGCACTACGACGCAAAAGGTATTAAGTTACCCGAAGACTTTATGTTAACTAACGGAAGTCTTG